TCGCGCCCCCCAATGAGTGTCCGTTATAACAGCAATTTTCATAATATACAGTATACGCTTATTCTAGCCGTGTGTCAACAATTATCTTTTTAGTTCGCTTACTTTTCGATGCTTCAAATTCTTCCATGAAGCGAAGCATCTGGTCTTGACTCCATTCGCCATAGGATGTATCTCGGCGAGCTATTCCGCGAGGATCATCATGTTCCTGAATATCAGATAGAGTATTGGTTAAGGCGCTCATCTGCGCGGCCGCGTGCTTGGTATATAGCTGCTTCTTTTCTTTCTGGATTCGGCGCAGAAAGGCATAGAAGATAATCTGAGTAAAATAGGCGAAGGGGTTCTGGGATTTCTTGGGATCAAAATTATGAATATATTGTAGACAATTTTCTATACCGTCGCATATCATTTCATCCTTGAACGAATATCCGGCAAAGTTTGGCTTATGCGCCAAATGCGTAGCAATCTTCATGACGCATTCCCCCACATAAGGAGATACCCGCGGCGGAAGAGTATTATTTCTCTTTGCTCGCCTAAGTTCTTTTTTATAAGATATCATTGCGCTATGTAACAACTTGTTATCGACATAGTGATTGGACTTCGCGCGTGCGGTTTTCTTGACCGTGGGCCTAGCAGTAGTCTTGGTAGCAGATAGCATTTGGCGCTCCATAATAAATTAGTGCAGAATTCGATTTTTCATTAATTGCTCGTTCTCAATATCAGATTCGTTTGCCATTGCGTCAGATGCCATATCGTCATCGTCGCTATGAATGTCATTAATTATTCTATTGTAATTTGTTAGTACATGTTCTGGTATTTCCATAATCCCAATCATCTTACTTTTATCTAGAGTGTAGTTGCCTGCCATCAATTCGCGAATGGGCACCCATGGATATATAGTAGTCATCAGGCGATTAGCTGTCATACATGTATCTATTTTAAGAGGGTTAGTAATTGCAATAGTGTTTGCGGTTTCATCGATCAGTGTAGCCAATAGATTTTCTCCCGCATATGTCTTGATATAAATTACGCTCATATCAATTTCTCCTTAGTTCTATGTTATGAAGCTCGTATGGAAATGACTCGGCGTTATATAATTTTACTCTTTCAATAAGGTGCTTCAACGTATAGTTTTTCTTATTTCGGTGCGTTAGATCGTCGGCAATGTCAAATAGTCTACATTCATCTTTATCATTCGATAATCGAAGGCCTCGACCAATAGACTGAAGCGTTCTGATTTTGCTTTTTGTCGGGCTCGCGAATATAATATTATGAAGTCTTCTTATATTTATACCTTGACTAAAACAGCCATAGCTGGCTACGATGATTGCATTATTAGTCTGCTCTGCGATAGCTCGTATAGCCTCCCGATCTTCGGCCTCTACCTCACCCGATACAAAAAATACGTTATCATGAGTACATTGTGTCTTTATCAAGTCATGAAGTATTCGCCCATGCTTATCGACATATGCGAAGAGAATCAGCGTATTACCTTTAAGTGAATTGGCTAAATTCACAATGAATTTATTTCGTTCAGGTGATTCTATGATGTACTGGAGTTCACTATGATAGGGTTCATCGTGTAGCAGTTTAGCTGCTTCTTTATCATGCTTCAATACTAGTATCTTGATTTTTAACTTGGCCAACGATCCCTGCTTCATAAGAGTCGCAGTATCGATGATTTTCTCAATTACACCAAACAAACCAGTAAGAACCAACTCATTTACTTCTGCGCCATCTAATGTGCCGGTCATGCCGAATCTATACTGAATATGATTCATTTTCGTCATGATTGAGATAAGACTCTTGGCCTTATAGATGTGCGCTTCGTCGCCTATGACAACTTCAAATGAATCGTAATATTCGGCCGACTCGCGGTAGAGAGATTGCCATGTAGATATAGTTATACTTGCATCGGTAGCTTTCTCTACACCTGACATCACGGCGTGTATGGGTTCATTGTATCCGTATGACTGAAAATCCTTTACAAGCTGCAATACCAAAGATACCGTAGGTACAACTATTAATGTTTTCTTATTATAGAATCGCGTAATCATATACGCAATCAGGCTCTTACCACTAGCTGTCGGAGATACTAGAACAGCCCGCCGATTTCTTACGGCCTGAGTAAATGCGCGCAACTGATAATCGCGTGGTGTTATGGGAAGCTGAAGTGCCGCTATAAATTGCTCAGCCATATTGACTGAAAAATTAGTCGTGACTGATAGTTGTGTATTATCGCATACTGTGTAATCGCGTTCATTTGCGAATTCGACTACGCTAGAGGCCAAACCAGCAAATAGAGTCTGCTTTCTCGAATCGAGTAAGCGTATCTTTCCGTCCCATATCTTATGGCGATACGAGGGCGAGAACTTGGCTCCGGGCACATCGAAAGTAAATCGGTCGGAGAGTTCGCGCAATATTGAACTTTCACATTGTAGACGAATATAACTTTCCGATATCTTGTCTATCGTTATATTAACCACCGGCGGTAAATTTTCGCCAAGACATAATATTTCCGATTGAATTATTACGAAAACCAACCTGCCTGACTATATCGGTCAATATGCGAACCTTTTCAAGTTGAATGTCTAATTTACGTTCAAGTTCTATCATAATAGAATCTGTCTCTATAAATTCGTTAGCGTCTGACTTTGACAGGCGGCGTCGATTCTGTTCCTTGCCCAGTTCCTTGAGATCCTCTTCGGTAGAAGCGCCACGATAATAATCATATAGCTTCCGCCATAAGTTTTTTCGATGAACTTCCAGGCCGCGGCGCACATCCTCGGCGTGGCTAAGCCATTCCACATACTTGCTGTGTAATGACATATTACGCATCAAAACAAGATCATCCACATCTAACTTATCATCAATACGGGAATCTATTTTCCATGCGGCTATAATTTCTGTTTTCTTCATAATGCATTATATGATAATAATAATGCATTGTCAAGTCAATACTTCTACGTCATATCGAAGATACCGAAATGATGCTGTGGCTTCCAGATATTCAATATCGGTTGCGGTGGAGTCAAATGTTAATTCGGTAATAGCTGTGGGAAACATGTCGCGAAAGAATATGTTTACCGTTGGATTCTTATGCGAAGATAGAACGATAAGTGTACCATCGCTAACCATAGAAAGAGCAGAACCCGTTCGTACTTTTGGAATATCCGAAGCCCGTGATAAATCGCGCGTCTGATTCAAACTTACTGGGTGCCCTAATCCAGTAAGCCAATTATGGATTTCGAGATAATTGGCCATGTTCTCATCGACGCGAAATTTAAGAGATAGTTGATCATATGTAATTCGATCACCAAATCGAGGAATATTTAAAAGAGGCGATGACTGTTCGATGACTGTCATACTAATAGTCGGGATCTGCACCGATTGGCAGAAATAGTTTACATTAGGTAGTTTCTTAATAACGAACTTGAAGCCGAGAGGGCTTAGAAAATTCGGATTAGTGGGCTGATTGTCTAATGCGCTCATATTTTAGAATTCCTCTTATGTGACTATATTTATATGAGCGTTATCACCATACAAAAAAATAGGGCTTGGATTTTACTCCAAGCCCTAAGGTGTGTATACAGGAGCAATTGCGAGATCCCCTGTATACCGTTGGTGCTGTAAGCGAAATGCTTACATTAGGTTGGTGATCTTGACGAACCTGTAGTATAGATTCTGGTTGTTTGAGCCGCCGCCGCCGATGGCGCCAGTGGCATTTGTTGTAGCGAATGGATTCGCGACGATGCCGTAGCGAGTCTTGAAGCCAATCTTAGGCTGGAAAGAATCCTGACCAACCGCACGAACCATCTGAAGAGGAACGTATGGGCAGTAGAATAGACCAGCATCGAATGCGCTTGTGCCCTTATAGCCGAGTGTCAGATAATGTGAACCGGCCGAAGAAGCGAAGTACGGATCGATGTAGACCTTGATGCGCCCACCGAGAACACCAGCGAAGGTGCTGCCAGTGTCATCAACCTGTAGCTGATTAGCGAGTGCTGGAGTGTAATCGAGGACACCAGCCATCTGAAGTGCTGAAGCAACGTCGCTAGAGCAAAGCATCACGTTACCCTTACCGCGACGAGTAGCCTTAGAAATCGCGTTAGCTTCACGTTCCACCTGGAAGAGAAGACCCTTGAACTTTTCAACCATCCAGCGGCCGTTAGCATCGACATCGAGGTTGAAAGTACCAGCAGTCGTCACGTTTTCCTGAGCGCCAGCAGAAGCTGAGAAGTTGATTGTACGAACAACTTCACGATTGATTTCTGCAAGGATTTCAGAAGATAGAATGTTTGCGAGTTCTGTTTCAGCATCGAGACCATGAACGGCCTTGAGATCCTGAGCCAGTTCCATCGTATACTCGGCCTTGAGAGCGCGAGATACTGCGGTTACGGCAACCTTTTCAATCGAGAATGCCATTTCCTGGAACGCATTGCTTGAACCATCGCCACGTGCTTCAGCCACTGACGTTGTAACGCCGGTAGAAACAGTGTACGATGCAGAAGTTGCACCAGAAGCGCGAAGTGTAGGATCATTGGCCTCCTGCGATCTGTTTGTGGAGGTGTTAGACACGACCAGTCGTGACGCTGTGTTACCAGCGGCTGCACGCGAGAAGGTTGTATTGGCTTCATTGAAGAGTGCTTCAGTGCCGCTCTGGCTGGTGTACCGTGAACGCATTGCGAAGATCAGGCCAGTTGGGCCTGTCATTGGCTGCACGCCGCAGATGTCGTATGCGATCAGGTTTGGCATAGAACGACGAACCAGAGAAATCAGCACTGGATCGAAGATATCGACGGAGCCGTCTGAGGCTGTCGAGCTTGAAGCGCCCATTGCGTTAGCGGGAGCAGCTTCGCCGAGTAGAGAGGGAGAAGTATAACCGCCAGAACCGAATGCGTTTTCACGGGCTGACTTCTCTTGGTTTTCGAGAAGCTGAGCAGTTACGGCACGGCGATGATGATCCTTAATTTCAGCAAGATCGGGGTGAGCAAGTACTGGACCCCACTTTTCCATTAGATTATTAACAGACATATTGGTCTCCTTTGTTATTCGTTTTATTTATAAGAATTACTTCTTGAGTGAACGAGTTATTGCATTCATATAGTTCCGCATTGCAGGGTCGACGGGAACTGATTCCGCGTCATTTTCAGCGATGGGCTCGTCGTCGAGGGTGACTTGAGTTACGGAAGTCGTTGGGCTAGAGACTGGGAAATACGCCTCGCGTAGTGTCTTGAGCTTGGCCTTGAAGTTTTCGGCATTGGTGCACTCAATAGCTTCGCTAAGTGATTCGAGCTTTGCGATCTGCGTATCAGTCAGACCCTCAGATACTTCTACAATAGCAACTTCACGTTCGAAAGAACTAATTTGCTTCTTCAATTCAATATTCTTGGTAATTTCTTCGTTGAGTGAGGATTCCAGTGTCTCGACCTTAGCAGCCAATTCTTCGACTACATCGGTCTTACCTTCTGGAATATTTACATAATGCTCCGAGAAAAGAGTACGAAGCCCAGTTAGAAAATCTTCAGACATCTGAGCCTTGAGGCCGGTTTCGACTGCAAGCTTGTTATCTTCCATCCACTGCTCGATAACATAATCGAGATATTCGTCCAGTGTATGCTGAAGAGCTTCAGTCAGTTCAGCGGTCTCGGCTTCGACATTGGCTTCATTCGTAGTTTCAATTTCTTCTATGGCTTCGTTGATCTTATGAACGAGAGCAGCGGTGAAAATTTCCGAAGCCTTGGTCTTGAATTCTTCTGTTAGTTCAGCGCCCTCAAAAATGGCAGCTACATCGGCTGTCACATCTACATCGGCACTCGTAATACGACGAGTGCTAACAGGCTGTTCGGTTTCTAGCTCGTTGACGATCTCTTGATTATCAGATTCAGACATATCGTATCTCCTTATATGTACTTTAAATTCGTTATTATTTATACAAAATGAATTCTTACAACTTCTTCATAAAAGATTCAAATATCTTAAGAATAGTTGATTCAGTATTTTTAGAGCGGACAGCTTGATTCATCGCAGTCTTTGCGCGATCAATATCAATTTCCTTAAATATACCGTTGTTGTAAATCCATTCCCGCTCTTCCATGATACCCTTCACGAATGCGTTCGGAGCCGATGGGTCGGCTACTATATCAGCCGCGGTAGCTAGAAAATAATCATTTTGTACTTCTGAATAGCCATGCTTTTCTTTGAGTGAGCCCATGCCGCGCGATGACACACCAAGCTTGGCTCCTTCGCTCATCAGATTCTTTACGATCTGACCATATGGTGTGTCGAGAACCTTGGCTCGGCCAATAAACTGTTGCCCGTCTTGATGTAGGGATTTAATCATATGGGACACTCGTTCGAGATTTATAGTGGGCCCTGCAGGATGCCCGAGTTCACCATAAGCCCGATTCTGATCGATGTAGTCTTTGCTATATCGTTCGCATTCACGCGCAAGAATTTCTACGGGATAGATTCTTCCATTTTTATTTTTGATTCCGCCTTCCATGAACGGACCTTGAATGAAATAATTCTTTCCACCTGCATCGTTTGCTTCGGTGATGAATTCCAGGTTTTCATGAACTTCGCATATTAATTTCATGACATCTCCTAGTATGAAGATCCGCCGCTTACGGCTGAAATCTTATGAAGCTTTAGAATAAGCGTGCTTGGTCCGGTACCGACCTTTGTTACCACAAGATTGGCTTGTGGATTACCACCTTCAGTGTCCAGCATACGCCCATCTGATAGATCGAGATAATCGTTGCCTGATAGCGCACATATCGTATTTGCGCCGCGGCGAATTTCAAAGTAGCAAGAATTGGCACCACCGGTGGCAATCTGCATCGATATGATACTCATCGACTGTACGGTTTCACCTACGGTATTTGCGCCGATAGTTGAAGTTACATGATTTGGCTTGATGAACCCACCCGACGTAAACTTAGCAACGACGAATCCGCCCTTGGATTGCTTTGCGACAATACCATTCGCAGTATTAGCGGCCATTACTTATCTCCCTTCACGCCTGCGGAAAAATTCATCATCTTGAGAAGTCCAGCAGCATTCTTATTGATAGATTCTTTGAACTTCTTGCCGTTCGCGGAATTAAGATTAGTCTGAATATTGAGTAGTTTCTTGGCCGACTTACTATCGACATTAGCAGTATCTCCATCGGCGAAAGTTACCATTGAAGACTTACCACTATGAGCTATCTTAGTAAGCATAGACGATACATCCTCGACTACTTTAGATGTTCCCTGCCGTACTATTTTTCTTTCGCCAGCAACTGCATTATCGTGTTTCGCGCTATCTGGTGCGGTGTTCTTAGCATTCAGAATAGAGATAGTTTTACCATCATCGCGATCCGCTGGATAATCGGATTTAACATCATGCGCTGCAACGAACTTGGCCATTGACTTGACTCTATGCTTTGAGCCGAGCGCAAGATCATCCTTAGCCTTCTTGTTTATTGCTTCGACAAGATCCCGAAACGATTTAGACATGAGTATCATCCTCCTGGGAAACTACAACTTCATCTGCATCTGCATCCTCATCATTATCTTTGCCGAATAGAGTTGCAGCAACTGCTGTCTTCTCCAGTTCAAGTCTAACGCCTAACTTATCCATAAGTATATCATGTACTGCTGATCGAAAACCATTCACATCATTATCAATCAGAGCTTCAATTGGGTTAGTCA